AGCCCCCCCATGTGCTATGGGAGGGCATCCTTTCGCGCCGAGAGGCGCTGTTTATTGGTAGGAATTGACACGAGGAGACATTGAAACATGATCGTAAAAACAGGAAGGGTAGTCGTAAAGGACTCTCCACAGACTGACACCACTGTAGCGATCCCGACATCGCAGTTATATAACGCGAGCGGAGTTCCGCAGGGTGCTCCTTATGGTGGGGGAAACCTCACCGTTAAGAGTAAGTCTGAGAAGATAGTTTACACTACTAAGAGGAAAACTGAACGTTTTCTTCCTAATTTCTGTGATCATGTTCGGTACCAGAAGTATTATGGTGGTATAGCTGGCGCTATTATTAAACGCCGAGCTGCCGACCCTCACTGTAGTGATGGTTGGTACCACGATTATACCGGTATGGCTACCGCAGGTCTTACCCGTCACGCTCTAGTTGAGTCCACGGCTCTTGCACAGTTGGGGTTAAGTAATATGAACCTCGACTTTTTTGGCAATCCGCAGACTATCATGGATGCAACATTTGATAAGTTGCGCCCTGATCTTACTAAGCTGAGCTTGCCTAACTTCCTTTTGGAATTAGACGACGTTTCAAAGCTTTTTAAGCAATTTAAGCGTACATTAACATTGCTGCGAAATTCAGCAGCAGCGTTAAAAAGTGTCAATAGCACAGCGAAAGAGCTTGCAGGCGCAAAATTAGCCTGGTCTTTCGGGATTAAACCATTGATGGGTGATTTATCCGCAATGATGAATATCCTGCGAGAGCTCCAAGCGAAGCTTCACGATTTCGAAAAGCAGGCCAATAAGATATTAAATTTTGACCTAACTTACGAGAACGTGGTGATTACCAAAACTGGCTCCATCAACTACGGAGGGTCTCCCCTCTCTCCTACGCCGTGGTACTGTGTATATACACGTAAAACGACTGTAGGGGCTATTCAACGGTGTAAACCGCTTTCGGTTACCGGTGAATACGAGAAGATGATTAGATTCTACCTCGATGTTCTTGGGGTAGAGCTAAATCCACGTATCATTTGGGACGCAATACCATTTACCTTCGTCTTGGATTGGTTCTTTGACGTTGGTTCGTGGTTAGAGCGGCACAAGTTCGATACACTGGAGTTGCCAGTTGAGTTCCTTGCTGGTTTTATACAGCAAACTCAAGACATAACAATCAGCTCTCAAGCTATTCAGAACCCAAGTAACTTGTGTTCTGATAGCGGGATAGCAACGTCTGGCTCGTGGTTAACTCACAAAAAGCGTTTTATACGCCTTCCTGTGAATCCCACCGAGTCCGCATTTCGCGGATTTGGCTGGACGTTACCAACACTAAACCAGGCAGAGTTACTAATCTCCCTGGCCACTGTGCTGAAGTAGCCTTTTCAAGCTTCTTGAGTACACCACGCAGGCAGTAATGCTTGCACAATTTCTTGCCTTCTAAGCAAGACGCACCCCTCGTTGGGGAGAGTATCCTTTATGCTAGCAGACACTCAGTCACTTTCGCAGGATTCAGCAACCGATGTGGACACAAATTTAACCGTGTTCACGAAGAGGTTTGCTGATTCCGATAAATCAGTCTTCTCCGTTGCGGGGCTAACGCTCCCCAACGAGAACAAACTGACGGTCTCTCACGAGACCACGAAAGCGGGGAACCAACGTCACTTGATCAGGACCGATTTAACGGTCGTTGATGCTTTTGGCGTGCCGGCAACGGCGGGGGTTTACCTCGTCATTGACCGGCCCTCAAATACTGCGGTGACAGACACCATTCTGAAACAGATGGTCAACCGATTGGTTGATTTTCTGGTCGAAGGTGGTGCAAACGCCAACGTGACAGCTGTTCTCAACAATGAAGTATAGTTGTCCTTCATTGTAGTGGATGGTAGTAGCGGAGGCAGTCGTAGTACGTTGTATTATGGCTGTTTGTAGGCTATGTACTAGGGATACTTTTGGAGGTTCGTCGTTATGAATGACGGTGACCTGAAAAGCCTTCTCTCTTTATGGGAGAACCTAGCGTGTAACCTTCGCTACAGCTCCTGGGTTAAACCTCAAGATATTAAAGAGGTCCGATCCAGGGTCGCGAACGAGGGGTTACCGTTTCTTACTGTAGCCTTGCCGGAATTAGGCAAGGCCATGGATATCTTCCATGCAACAAACACATGGCCGACCATCAAGTCCTTTAGAACGGACGGGATGGGCATCCCCTATTTCCTGGGGGAAGCTATCTATGCAGCAAAAGCTGGTAACTCAGTTGCCGTGGACTGCGTAAGACAACTATCTTACGTTTTCTATAAACTGGAGGTACAGCATGACCCGAAGACGATTGACAAATTCCTGGATGCGTTCATTGCGAACGACCGAGAAGTTGGCAATTTTGATTTTAGCGAGTCTAATGATATTGAGTTCACTTTCGAAGACCCAGATTTCTCGGGTCGTAGACGTGGTACTCAATGTTCTCGATCCGCCTTAGTCAAAGAGATGGCACGGATTATTGCGAGGGTCCTTAGCAATTCGGATCCTCACGATATACGTCCTTGTCACGGCGGCGGCTCAACCGCTTGCCGAACTCCTAACCATAAGAAGTGGTCGGGCTTCCGATATTTTAAGAAGCTCGATGATGTCTTTGGTTACACCAACCTTTTCTACTTTAACGAGACACATTTGCTCGATGAGTTGGAAGTGTTGGAGTCTTCAGTCAGTGCGAATCCTCAGGCACGTGTTTGTCTTGTGCCTAAGGACTCAAGAGGTCCCAGAGTAATATCATGTGAACCCCGCGAGCTAATGTTCGCTCAACAGGGTTTGATGAGAAAGCTCTACGACATCCTTGAGACCAACCACATTACACGAGGTCAGATTAATTTTACTGACCAACGCGTCAATCGAGCCTTGGCCTTCCAAGCGAGCCTTTCAGGCAAGCTTGCGACCATCGACTTGAAAGATGCATCCGATAGGGTCTCACTTGAACTCGTCAGAGGTTGTTTTCCCTCTGATTGG